TTGCGGTTTCTGGACACTCTGAAGGTGATGTAGTTCGCTTTCAACTTACCTCAACGACTAATGGTGGCACAGCCTATACTGATAGTGTTTCGGTAACCGTCGGAGGCACCTCCGCTATGACAGACTTTCAAAATGCTTTCGCTGCAAAAGCATTCCGAGGCGGGCATTACAGTGTAGTAAAGCCACCTGCAGGTAGTCAAGATGGAGGTATGAACCCGGACCAATACCTTTACTTGCTAGGCTCCTATGCGGGAAGCTCCGCTAGCCTTCAAGTTTCTGCGGACAACGCCGCCCTTGCACCAGTCACCTGCCTAGCAGGCTCAACTAAGAATGGAGCTCCCGCTCTTGGTGCTCGACAATCTACCGTCGTTGCTTCGGGCTTGACGGCACTTTTAGCTGGGGATGGCGGACAATATAACGTTAGGTCCTTGTACACTGGAGCTGGGTATAATTTTACTAGTTCTGTATCGAACGGCGTTACTATCAACACTGGTAATAGTGTGACGGTAACCAACTATAATGGACAAGCCTACACTATTACGATTAATAATGATGGAAACTCTGAGGAAACGTTCTCCTGTGACTTTGTTGATGCAGGTACCGGACTTGGAGGGTTATTCCCGGAAAAAGTTATTAACACCGGACTAACTAACGCGGTGTCCCAATACATTAAAGGGGAATTCCTTGGGAATACTGGAACTGACCGCGACTGGTCACCTCCTACGACAGAGACTGGACTACTTGGAACCGGAGCGGGTTTTGGTGGTGCAGCCTATACAACAGGAAGTACGATTGCAGCCGTTGGAGCTTCAGATATTACTCCGAGGTTTATGAAGCTGGTTGCTGGTACTTATAACCTAGCCGGGGGAGACAATGGAGATGCGGCAGCAGGAACTATTTCTTCTTCCGCTGAAAAAGCTGCCTTGATTGGCACTGCCGCAGCAAAGACTGGTGTACATGCATTAAATAACGATGCTCTAAACATCTCCCTTGCTGCGATTCCTGGCGTAACAGAGCAAAGCGTTCAAAACGAACTCGTGACCTTGGCCGAAGCCAATAAGAACTTCCTGGCGGTCGTAAGTCCTCCAATGGGTTTAAGCAGTGTGCAAAACGCTGTGGATTGGCACAACGGTAACGGGGATGGACGAGACTCTTCCATCAACAGCTCTTACGCTGCCTGCTACTGGCCTTGGGTTAAGGTATTCGATGTTTTCTCGAAGACTGACCTTTGGCTACCACCGGAAGCTTTCGCAATCGCAAAAATGTGTGATACTGACGCTAACGCCGATGCCTGGTTCGCTCCAGCTGGCGTTGTTCGAGGGCGCTTAACGCGACCTTTCGATACTGAGCTTATTATTAACCAAGGGGACCGAGACACACTTTATTCAGGTGGGAATGCGGTTAACCCGATTGTTAAATTTGCTCAAGATGGTATTGTAATCTTCGGGCAACGAACCACTCAACGAACCCCTAGCGCCTTAGACCGCGTTAACGTTCGCCGAATGATGATTCTTGTCCGTAAGATGATTCTCGCTAGTACTCGTCAGTTTGCTTTCGAGCCAAACGATGCGATTACTTGGTCTCGAGTCCGTAAGGTCTTGGTGCCAATGCTTCAGGACATTCGGGACCGCCGAGGCATCACTGAGTTTAGAGTTGTCTGTGACGACACCACGAACACCCCTGTACGGATTGACCGTAACGAATTGTGGTGTCGTGTCCTGATTAAACCAACCAAGACAGCCGAAATTGTTGTCTTTGAAGTTAACCTCACTAACCAATCAGCCGACTTAGGCTAAACCCCTATATAAAATAGAATAAGACTATGGCAGACGGAACATATTACGTAAATAGTACCAACCGCGTTCTTGACCCGGAGAATGGTGGAAGTGGCCCAATGCTCTCCCATGCATTGGAGTCCACTCGTGCATACCAATGGGAAGTGGAAATTGAAACCAATGTAGGGGGCAGTGACGACGTCTTAACCTTAGCATGTAAGCAGATTACTCAAGCGGGCTTTGAATCGGAAAACATTGTTGTAGACCGTGTTAATGACAAGTTTCACTACCCTGGAAAAGTAACCCCAGAAGCTGTTACGTTTACCTTTGATAACTTGAATAAGAGTGACTATGACCTCGCCGAGCGTTTGTACGCTTGGATGAGCACCACATACGATTCGGTTAATGGTGTGTTTACTCCTGCGATTATTGACGGCACCGGAACCTTCAAAAGTAAAATTAATATTTATTACCTTGACAATCATATGCAGCCTCAGAAATGGGTTCAATTATTCGGTGCATATCCAAAGTCTTGGAAACTTGCGGAATTTAACTACGCTACCAATGAATTTCATACAATTGAAGTGCAAGTCATGTACGATTTTATCGTACAATATCCTACGCTATCTTCGTAAATATCCTAAATAAGATGTACAAGGGGAGGCACCTCACAGTGCACTCCCCTTTATTCTACTATGGAGAGCTACTCTAAGTTACTGACATCCTATAAAAGGCTAAGGAAACGCACGTATTCCTTGTCAGAAGCCTTGTTAGCGGAGGGTGACGGCACACAGTACTTAAATAAATATTTGCCGATGCAGGTTATGCCTCCGGATAAGGCAGAACAAATGCTCGCTGCTGCTAATGCCCCGAGTGATGCACAACCGACAGAGCCATTCCAGCCGTTCTTAAACCCGGAAACTCCAGGTCTTTTAAGTTGGATTGGGCAGTCTGGCGAGGTGGAGTCGGAATCTAAGCCGGGGGACTTAGTAGCGTATCTCACGGCGCGTACGCAGGGAGCTGGCGAGGAGGAAGCCACCCCCGGAGCTCAACAGCCTGAGGTTCCTCAGTTATCCCCAGAAGAGCAAGCAGGGATGGAGATTACCCAAGAAGCAGATAGGGTTCCCACAGTCGACATGGACAGGGTAGCTAAAATTGGGGCCAAGCATGGGCTGGTTTTTGATGAAAAGGATTTAGCGAAACAGGAGGATATAAACGAGAAACTCAATAAGAATATTCTTGTTGGGGCTGGCTCATTAAGAGCTTCCCTTGCTATTATCTTTGGAGAAGCCCCGGCGCCTCCGGATTGGCTGGAACCTACTGAGGCGATTAAGGAATTAAACGACGACTTTAATACTGTCCTTGATATCCTAGATGACTGGGATGGCGAGGCTTGTATTGACTTTGATGACCTTCAAGACCAAGAACGGATTGCGGTGGATAGGTTTACCCTGCGGAATGGAGGGAATGACATTTGGTATGGTGGGTATAAGAAGGAAACCCCTCCGTCCCTGTTGAAGCAGGTCGCTACTGACAATACGCACAGGATGGGTTCGAAAGGAAAGCCGTTGTCCCCTGAGGGCTTCCGAGAGGTTAATAGTTACGGAGTTAAGCTGCACGGGGCAGGTAAAGCCTTTCAAAAAAATGAAAAACCCCAGGGAGGTGGATTATCCCCTCAAGGAAGAATAGTTCAAAAGCTCCATGAGGCTGAGCGGTGTAACGGCGGTGGTCCTATGATTCGACAATCCGGAGATGGCCAAGGGGGCGGAGGAGGTGGACTTGCTGTCGCACGCGGTGCTATTGATGAGGAGCTTATGCAGGCTACCCCCGCGCTGATGAAAGTTTTGTCCCTTCCCGGAGAAGCTTCAGATATCCGGCGAAGAGTTTTGGAAGCACTTGTGCCTTCCATCCAGTCCGCGATTACGAAGATGTCTAAGAATTTAGCCGCCTGGACTGATATGGTCGATTTGGCATGGAATAGCGAGGATTCAGATGCTATTATTGTCGGAGAGGAAGCGGAAATGGTTCGTAAGTGGTTGGACCACTTGCCTTGGGCCGAAATGGGAGCTGAGGTCGAGAAGTTTCAAAAAATGGCTAGGTTGGTTGTTCTGCAATTCTTGAAGGATAACATTCAAGCTTTTAACGCAATCCTGGCTCCTGTAAAACAATCTGATTTGGCGGGAGTGGTGCAAACAATTAACATCCCCGGCACTAACAAAGAGACTAAGGTAAGTGATATTTCGGGGACTAGAGCAAAGGGTAAAAGCGTCCTAGGAGCAACAGGCCATTCGCAGACAGCTGAAGCTGAGAAAGCGGACACTTTACTCGCAATGAAAACCCCGGAAGCTGCCGTAGAGGTTACTTCTAATTTTGGAGGCATTAAAGGAGGTGTACGTGGGCGTTTAGCGGAGCTCCTTGGGCATATTGGCGTTAGTCAAAAGTGTTATGGCCCCGAGATTAAAGATGAAGCCGCATTTGACAGCCATGTAACTGATTTGGGGAAAATGTCTGTTAGCAATAGGGCAACACAGGAAGCTGATGAAATTTGGTCTCTCCAAAACCAAGCGCTGAAGGAGCGAGCTGAGGCTACGGGGCGAGAGTACAATCAGAAAGCAGCTGATGCTATTAGGAAATATGATAAGGAGCAGATTGAGTACCTTAATGGAGTCCTTGGGCGTCCTGGAGACGCTACAGATGGGTCAAATAAGAGTAACAATTCTCTAGGTAACTTAATAGCAGAACTGGAAGATGAATTTAAGTCGGTTGGAGACGGGGATGGGAATGCCCGTGAAATGCACCTGCTTCTTAATGGTTGTGAGAGGTCCTCCGGAGGTAAAACACAATACTACCCAGGGCTTAAGGACCTTCAGACGTTGGACCCTGAGTCCACGGAGTATAAATTGGCTAAGGCTGATATGTTGGCCCGCATACCGATTTTAAGAGCCGCTGAGCGCTGCAAAGATGGAGGGAGGGGTTTTCCCGGGGTAACGCCTAAGGCGGCGAGAGGGGCTTACTTTGCGTATCAGCTGCAAATGGCGGGCACGGCTACGTCCGAATGTTTGATACAGGCTAGAGTCTTGGGAGGTCGAACTTACACGACTTCTCAATCGGCTCTTAATGATGAGTTGTGCCTTAAGGCGATGAATGGAGAGATTGATGTAAGGATAACTACAAAACGAGTGGAGGCACTGGGTCGTGATGGTAAGAAGTTAGCGTATATTGACTCCCGTCGGAAGGACGGAGCGGCGAAGGCTCACGTGGGAATGTTTGGGAGGGCTATTAGAAATGCAGCTGAGCAGTCAGGTATTGTTCAGGAACGTAAAGCCAATAAGCTTATGGTGATGTTTGCCGCGTTACTCGAAGAAATGGGACTTAGGCAAGCCTAAAACTTCATCCCATTTATATACATAGAAATTCCGGTTAAAAGACACTTCAATACGTGACGCAATGGGGAACTCCACCTCCGTAAAGAGAAGTGTATCCTTTCTAGTTTTCTTATACACCAGAAACCAAGGCTTTTTAGCCCTTTTTGCCTCTTTTTTGGCTTGGCGGATAAATTTCTGTAGGTCACTATTTTCCCGAAAAAAATCATCAACATCTACGTTATACCCACACTTGGCTTCGATGACATACTTAAAGTTTTGTGGAGTAATCAAATCCCCATGTATCTGTAAATGTGCCGGAAGCTCGTGCGTGGTTGCGAACGCACCGGACCCCGGGGTTCTTGCAAACTCTTTTGTGTCAAACAGCTTGTTTAGCTGGGCTGCTAATGTTCTTTCGAAATTACTTCCTTTTCTTCGACTATTTACTGCCTTTTTCCGCGGTTTGTACTTTGATAAAGTATCGGTAAATTCTAACAATTCGTTGGGATTTTTTTCACCCATAATACAGTAGATATGTCGGGAGACTCAAAAACTAAACTTTTGTCCACCAATCCGGATGGATATTCTTTTAAAGTTGTAGAAGGAAGAAGAAGAATGAAACTATACGTAAAACTAACTAAAGTAGAGACAGAGCAATGGAACGCCTTGAAGGATTCGGTAAAACCCCCTCACGTCACAGACGATGAATTTGCTAAGATTTTGTTTTTTCGCGGCATCAATGGATTTATGGAAGAGCTTACTACCAAGATTAATTCCATGTCTGATGAAGAACGGGAAGAGATTATCGCAAGCGGCGACGACCTATCGACATCCTCGTCGGTTGATGTTATTGCCTCAGGTGTAGAGTAAGGCAGTGTCCAACATCATACACGTCAAAAAGGAGAGTGTTATTAACAACCTCCTTCGGAATAAGAAGAAAGCGGACTTTAGAATTTTATTCCACTCCATCTGGAGTGAAGACTCGCAGAAGATTGTCAAGCTGGCGAATGAATGGGCAGAAAAGTCCACAGAAGGGGATACCCCGGTACACACTGTGTCCAGTTGGGATGTCCCTCATGGCTTTGTTATTTTCCGAGTTACGAAAACCCCTGCTTTAGTCACCTGCGTGAAGGGTAAAATCCGAGTTATGGATTACTTCCCCCACATGTATGACTTCTTTACGGGTACTCGGTAGGCTTGTGCATGTCTTGGTACTTTAGGATTTTCTCCATGTACTTTTTATTTTTAGTGTACATCAACTTCAAGTTGTTGACAAAGACGGTGGTAAAGTAATTGAACGCTGAACCCTTTTTAGGTTCAAAGTTCTGCAGTATTTTGAAAGCGAGTACGAAGCACTCCTGCTTCGCATCGTCAAAGTCGACCTTAAATTTGAAAGTATTTAAAACATTCGTGATTAAGAGGTCCATTTTTATGATTAACTCGCTTTCATAAGTATCGGGGTCTTCAAGATAATTCTTGATAGTTTCCTCAAACTCCTTATTGTTAAGGTAATGCGATTTTGATTTTTTCTTGCGCGTAGCCATAACCTTATTATAGACAATGAATTTAGAAAACATTTTAAAAACTTTTGAAGATGAAGAAAAACGAGAAGTTTTTCGAGATTGTGAGTTCCACGGGGAAGAGAAGATTGTCTTCCTCCACGACTGCTTGCACCGTAAACAGGGTAAAACGTATCAGTTTCCCGATAAGCAGTTTGGGATTTTATCACAGTTGCTAGAGAAGTCCGACCTTCCTAGCGACTCGTACCAGTTTGTTGCAGCAATTAAATGTGCAAACCTGACGGAAGATGATGTGACTACTAAGATGTTCCACGAGCACCGGGAGTATTTGGAGGAAGACATAAAAAGCTTGAACCCAGATTTGATTATCCCCCTAGGAAATCTTGCTTTAAAAACCCTCACGAAGAAGTCGGGGATTACTATGAAGAGAGGTAAAGAGTTTTGGATAAACGTGGATGACGTTGAGATTCCGGTAGTTCCCACCCTTCACCCCTTTTCTTTATACGCTGAGCCAAAGGTAAGAAAGTTGTTTCTTCAAGACGTGAACAATGCCTACGCAAAGTTTATCCTGAAGACAAATAAATTTGACGATAGTCCGTACGAATTAATTAATGGGGATTTAGACCGTTTTAATGAAGTTATGGATATAGTTGAGGTCCAAGATGCTGTAGCCTTTGACTTAGAGACTGAAGGTCTTGATTTTAAGAAGCATAAGATTCAAACGATTGGGTTTTCTTATGCGGAGAAGCAAGCTTTTGTACTTCCTATCAACCATAAGGAAGGGGAGTTTAGCCCTACAGACTTAAAACACATTAAATCTAGGATTGATAAGTTAATGTGCAATAAGAATATTGTTAAGGTTGCGCATAACGCGAGCTTTGATTTAAAGTTTTTAATGAACTGGGGAATTACTAAGTTTGAGGCGGTGGAGGACACACGAGTTATTCACGCATTGGTCGATGAGAATAAGCCTCATTCTTTAATGGATTTAGTTAAAGAGTACTTCCCTCAAGAGTTGGAGGCTTTTTAATGGGTCTCCGTGTATTATCACAGGAAGAGGCGGTGCAATCAGTAGACATGTTGAGGGACGCTTTAAAAACCATTCTGATGGTTGGGGACCACACACAACGTGATAGGTCCACACGGCGGGAATATGTAAACATTATAATTGAAATTGGAAACTTACAAAAGGAATTAAAAAACTATGTTAACTGTAACTAATGGAGGGAACCATGATTGGGCTAACATGCCACTACACGAAATGGCAGTAGGTAACGCAATGGACTGTGACTTTACCCTACGCTCATGGCGTATTTTACGAGGTGAGATGAAGTCTAAGAGCTTAAACCATGTCTACGATAATCTTTTGACGGACGTGGCGGTGCTATTGTCGAAGGTAGAGTTTAGGGGTATCGACGTGAATAACAAGTACCTAACAGAAGTAGAGGTCGACATGCAAAAAGCTGTTGCGGAGCAGGAGAAAATACTATCAGACCTGTCGAACGTAAAAGGTATTAACCCGAACTCTACGGAACAGCTGGCAGTGGTTTTGTTTGGGGCGAAGGGGTACAATTTAAAACCCACAGAATTCTCGGCCAAAACTAAGAAGCCTTGTATTACGGAGTCTCATCTAACCTCTCATTTGGAAAATAGTACTACCTCAGACGAGGCGAGAGATTTTATCGTTAAGCTTCTTAAGTACAAATCCCTCGGTAAGCTCTACAGAACGTACGTTAAGGGTATCGAAAAAGCCATTGAGTACAACGGGGACAACCGGATTTACTCTAGTTATAACTTCGGAACTACGGTTACCGGACGTTTAAGCTGTTCTAATTACAACGCAGGGGCTGGGC